AAAGACTCAACTTTTTCCTCGGCAGTCTGCAGCTTCTGGCTCATCCCTGAGAACTGCCCATAGAACATAAACAACGCGCCTATCACAGTAACAAAAACGGGAAGGATCAGCAGTAGGCCTTGCTTTATGTCCATCGCCGCGCCCATCCCGTGAAATTGATTATGACTCTTTACCTCAGACCCTGCGGCCTGGTAATTCATATGCCCATTTTCCACATATACCTCATGACTTACTCTTGTAATCCTACATATCGACGTAGACGCCGATTCTTTTCCGCTCGCCTTTGCTATCTGATTCATGCCGCCATTATCACATAGCGGCGAAAGTTCTTTGTATCTAAAAGCGTCTAATCTTTGTTACCAAAATTCGATCCCGACCGCTCGATCTCTATTTTCCTGAGGGTACTTATTGACTGTTCAGTCTTAGCGCGCCAACCTTCGTAGTCCCTGAGCCCTGTAATCAACTCAGAATACTTGTGATTCATATTTTCAATCTTTATTTCAAGGATCGAGGTTCTTTCCCTAATGTCTTGGATCCTGTTAGCAAACGTGTTAATTGTCCCGTCCAGAATTACAGACGTTTCCTTTGTCGATATCTCAACTGACCTTAAGCGCTCCTCCATGATGGAGAACTTCCCATAAAAAATAAATGCAGCCCCTAATATAGCCACCAAAGCGGGGATCGATGACAATAGGGACTGCATTAATTGCTGCTGCGTATTCTCGGTCATTTCAACAATTTACCATTCCTTGGTAAGTAGCACAAATTCGGAATGAGCGGCTTTATCCTCCTTGCTTGGCTCGCTATAAAGATCGCTTTTATAAGCGAAGGGTTGCCCAGTTTTTCGAGATGCCGCCTCCCCTATAATCTTCTCGATATCATCGCCTCTACGATAGCACTTATAAGTCGTGTTGTAAGCAAGACCGTAAAACTTTGCGAAGGCATATAACGACTTGAACTCCCTTCCCTCGTGATCCTTAACGGGGCCAGATACCGTTCTCGCCGATTTATTGTTCGCGTTCTTCCTGTTCTTCGATCCCTTGGGTCTGCCCAGTTTGTTGGTGCCATACTCGCCAACTGGCTTCGTCAGGGCATGTTCATCGCTCCACCCGTACTTTTTTATCCTATCCCTGTATCGCTCGTAAGGGACGCCGTAGTAACGACACATGTCAATTATGCTTCTGAACTCATTACCCTCGTGGTCTACAACAGCCTTCTTTGTCATTGATCGGCACCCCCTAATGCGAGCATTCTGACGAAGTCATCAACGTCGAAAGATGCGTTTATCCCATCCATGGCCTGGTCAATGAATCCCAGGTCCAGCGACACACGCCAGTCTTGGCGATCTTGCCTATAGGCCAGGGCGCAATACCTATTCAATTTATCCGCATCCGATACCGCATTACTCAGCAATCTGTCATAGTCCTTTTGAGTTATCTTGGCCCTGCGCTCTATGGTAAAGTAGATGCTATCGAAGCCAAGCATTTCGTATCCTTCTCCTAACTCCTTCCATTCAAAACTATACTCATCAATGAGTATCTTCATGAACTCTTTTATTCCAAGCCGTTGTTTTTGATCTTTCATTTCCGCTCTCCCGAACTCGTCAAACAATAACCTAAGAAATGCAGGAATCCCTGCACCGATAGGTCCGCCAATATCCCCGATGCGTTGTTATGGAAGTAACCCATATCAACCAAAACTCTCCACTTCTCTCTATCACCCCTGTAAGCAAGCGCCGGCTCCTTGCCAACATCGTCGGCTTGCCTGCGCGCCTGCTTCCAGAAACCCCTTATCTTTGCTTGCGTGATTACCCTCCTCTTCTTAACCTCAAGCGCTATACCAGGAAGCCCGTCCAAGTCGTGACCGCCTTGCCTAGTCTGCTGAAGGTTACGAGTAATGCGTATGTCGTACTTATCCCTCATAAGGTTCGAGAATTCCCTCTCGCCTTCATCGCCCTTCCGCTTTGAGTTTATCGGCATGTCTTTGCCCTGCTGGATTTTAAGTTGGCCACTTTCAGGTACATAATGGTTCTGTACATGACTGCCTCCTTGCTGCTTTCCTTCTTGTCCTGGCAAAACCGGTTCTTTGTCTTAGGCCGTTTTCGCTTACCCATAAGGCTTATGCTCCGTCGGCAAAGGCCAAAGATTATCATCGGGCGGTACTAGCATGAGCTTACCGCACCAGTTTGGCGCACGCGGGAAGGCCAGGAGTTGCATAGTGTGGTTTTCGTAATAAACCCCGATAGCTCGCCAAGTTACTTTATGCTCTCCTAACTCGTCAGTTGAATAACCAAGGTTAGCGGCTACGTAGTGTGTTACTTTATAGGCTGTCGCACCCATTTTTATCACCTCTTAGCGTTTGCTCGTCCCTGAGAAATAACTCTTATAACGAACCATCTACGATGTAAAAACCCTCACCGGTTGGCTCATTGGACACGCATTCGATCCATACCTGAAACTCGTTATCCTTAGCAAAGTCACGGACATTTTTCATTGAAAACCCATCGATCAACGATCCATCTTTTATCATCATCACTCTAAGCTGCGGGTTGCTATGTATGGATATTTTCATCGCGAGATCCATCTTTTCGAAAGTGGATATTTGTCTGGCATTAATTCCATTCACCTGGATAGCGCCCTCAGGCGATAGTGACAAATCAACCCCGGGCAACCATTCCTTGCACATATCCGCAAGGCTTGCGTCAATCACCTTATCTTCGTGCTTCAACTCTTCAATGCTTTGCTCTATCTGGAACCCCTCGTTTATCATTGCTTCTGCCTTGACTGATTTTTGATACTCCTCTATCTCCGCCTTCGCCTCATCCATACGTTCCATGATTTCTTCTATATCTATGGCAACTCTATCCTTGAGAGCTATCTCCAGGTCCGCCGCTTTCCTTGCAAGCCTCTCTATCTCATGAGTGGTTTCATCGAACTGACGCTTCATGCTCGCTGTTTTATCGTTGTATTCCATTGCCTCCTTAAGCTCAAACTTGAATGCTTCGGGTTTTATATTCGGAGGGTTGGCATATTCCTTGTAATCGCCAATCATATCGCGCATGGACTTGTTGACTTTCAGGTCTGACCTCAGTCTCCTAAGGTCTTCCTTTATGACTTCCTTGCGGGCCATAAGGCCATGGGATGCCTTGGACCCTTCCTGTCCGGATAGCATCTCCACTTGCTGCTTGCTTCCGAGGTCAAAAAAGCCCATGGGGTCAACCGCGAACGGCCCCATCAAAGACTTAAGCACTGCTTGAGGAGATCTTTTTATCTCGCCCATTTTGCTCTTGACCTGCAACTTAACGGAAGACTCTTTGATTACCCGCCTTATCTTATAATCGCCTATATCAATATCCACATCGCCCAGTACCTCGCCATCGCGCAGCAATTGCTTGTCTGATGACGAGGTTCCGCCAAACCCCACGAGTAAGGAATCCAGTACGCAAGATTTACCGGCGCCGTTGGGACCGTTGATAAAAACGATTGGGTTGTCGGGGTCAGGTGTAATGTCTACAGCCTTAATGCCCTTGAAGTTGTTTATGACTAACTTGATTATCTTCATGTCACTTTCCTTCTAGTGGGTTGAAGTAAATATTATATGAAAAAGCCGAGACTTTTTCAACGAACGATTGGCCTGTAGTAGCGCTCTACTATATACGGCAACGATCTATTTTCACCTGTGTTTATAAACACGTTTGGGGGAAGGTCGAGGAAGGCTTCTATTTTCTTATGGAACACTATTACGCTGCCAGCCTGGCGTGCAAGTTCAAACAGATCGGCTCTTGTGCCAGGTAGTCCGATTAGTATCACGCTTTTATCTTGAACGTCCGGGAATATTTCGCCGCAATCAACAGGAATTAATTCGCAATCGACGTTCTGATTTACAATGCGGGCCGCAAGTTTGCTAGGCTCGCAGTCTCTTATGTAAAAGCAAACTTTATTCATGGAGTTCACCGTACGGCAGATTTCGCCTTCTTGATGTATTCAGCAGCCAGTTCGTCCCTTGCCTTTTCAATGCCCTCGGGGCCGGACCCCTTCTTTTTTTCAGCAACTATCACTGACAATATCTCGGGAAACCGCGACGCGTCTGCGTCGGATATCTGTTCCAACTTAAGCGCTTTAGCCACTGCGGATGAATCAACGCCAGTCTCTGCCAGAATGGCATCTATGCGCTTGATTAGTTCCTCAGTTAGTGGCTCCTTATCCTTTGGTTGATCCTGGGTTACTGGCACCGTATCCTGGATTGTTGGCTCCTTAGCCTTTGGTTGATCCTGGGTTACTGGCACCGTATCCTCATCGCTTTGCTGGCCTAACAAGGCTGCTTTGTGGTCTTGGCATTTTTTATTTATTTTCTCCCGATCAGGTGTGCCCATAGAGTTAATCGAGTTGAGGTTGTCCCTGTACCAAGCCCTCAGTGCCTCAACGGTCTTTGCTCCCTTAATGTCTTCGGATAACTCTTGGCAACTCTTAACTGGGCCTGAAAATCTCTCAGGTTTCCCCTGAAGTTTTTCTGCTCCCATGTCCTCCAGGTCCTGCGAGAACACATCGGACAGCCCAGCAAGGCGAAGTGTAGCGTCAATCATGGCCGACTTAGCTGCCATCTTAAGGCTCTTATTCATGTCGTTGTAATCGGTTTCTAGATCCCTGGCGCCTACGCCATAGGCCAAGGTCTTGCCTGCGGGATTTCTTAGCTCGCACGACAGCACAACCCTCTCTAACGCTAATCCCGATAACGCGGCCGCTTCATATTCGTGGAGCGATGGAAAGTATGGCTGGACATTCATGACCAAGCAGACCTTCTCGGCGCCAGGCTTAAATAAGGATGGCTTTGTCCATTGGTTTATCTTCTTTAAGTACAAGGCGCCGAAATCTATCTTGTCTTCAAGATTATCGTTTATCCACAAGAGAAGCCTATTGCGGTTCTTGCTGCGCCGGTCGATGGCCTCGGCGAATTCTTCGCACGGAACGTCTAGTGGGGACGGTTCAATAATTTCATCGTTCATTGCGGTCTCCCGTTTTGATTAAGTGGACAATTGATAGTCTACTATTATGGCTTGATTGTGTCAAGTGCTATACAATTATTAATTTACTCGGGTCTCGGCAGAGCAACTCCAAAATTTCCGATAATAACAATTATCAGAAATTTCTGACCTTCATGAGCATTACTGATGGCCGGTCTTTCATTTACCACTCCAATTTACCCTGTTTTGTGATAAAGTGGGCAAACTATAACACCAACAACATGTTGTGCACAATGTTTTACAAACAAAGGATTAAATATGGGAAAGTACGACAATAAAGTAGACCACAAGATGAGATCTCGGACCAGGAAATACAAAGAAATCTACTCGGTAAATGACCTTGCGGAGAAAAGTGGGGTTGGGACTAGGACTATTTACCACTTCCTGGCTGGAAGGGGTATTAGGCTTGATAACTACTTGAAGATCAGAAAGGTTCTGGATTCAGTTCTAGACTAAGTTGGCGCCCACCCGGCCAGAGCAAGGAGTGGCGCCTAGCGAAGTGGGGGAGGCCGCCAACCAAATCGATACTATCATCAGTGCATTCCAACATCAACATAGCCTATTGACTTGTGGACAAGTCCTGCGGACCAGACCGGTTCCTGCGGACCATGTGGATAACTCTTCGAGTTACCCACATTACCGGTCTTCTTGCCCACAGGGTCAACAGGCTCAACCGTTCTTTCCACAATAAGAGGAAATAAGCCTATTTCGTACGATTGACGTCCATCTTGAATTCACCGCCCCGGCCAACGCTAACGGTCCCCATCCTGGCTGATGGCACGCTAACCTCTATGCTAGATGATGGGCAGCTACGACCACGAGACCTTGTCTGCATGACAACCTTACCGCCAACGCCAAAGGTAATCTGCCTAACGGAAGCATTTGCTGCCCTAACTTGAACCTGGGTAGATGGGCAGGGCTCGCAATACTTCTTTGTCGCACAGTTCTCTGGCTGACTTTTGATCATGTCCTCTATCTGCCCCACCATCGTCCCGCAAGTGCCAGCTCTATCGGTGTTACGCCTGCAATACTCGTCGAAATGATCCTGGCCATAAGCGTAGGCCTCCAAGAAGTCCACATCGCCCTTGTCAAACTTCCCGTTGCGGTTAAAGTCCAAATCACCCCGGGTGTCGAATGCGTAGAACATTGCTAACACAAAAATCCAAGTAAAAATAATAACCTTCATTATTGAAGCTCCAAGGTAACTTGACCGGACTTGTTAACGGTTAACTTGCGCATATTCCCGACCGGGCACGTCGATTTCCCTACGGGACACTGGGTTGGTGCCGGGCAAGGGGTTGGCTGCGGGCAATCAGGGCATGGCCTCTGGCTTGGGCACCCCGGTCGGCGCCCAGCTATCAGCGTATTAATGTCACTTTTTATCTCCGAGCACCTTCTGAAACTGTTGGTGACCTTGTTGCAGAACCTCTTGAATGTCCGATCACTGGCAATAAATGCCGTCAAAAAGGTGACGTCCTCACGATCAAGATTACCGTTTTCGTTGAAGTCAATGCTCTGCCCGTTGACAACTTGAACCATAAACATCAGGATCAGAGTAAGGAGAATAATTGTTAGTTTCATAGCTTAAACCTCCATTGGATTGTTTTTAGAATGAACCTGGTCACGGTCAGACCCTCAATCATCTGGTCGATCTGCCGTACCAACCTATCTGTGTTTTCCTCGGGCTGCCATGTTTGGCCTTTCTTTTTATAGTAAAAGTACCATAGCCTGAACCCGATATAGCTTATCTTGTCATAATCGCTCACTACCTCCTCCTGCTGGTTTGTTTGCCTCACTGTCTGCACAGTATATGACAATGCCGAGACTATTGCAAGCGGCCCTTAGATTATTTTGCCTGCGCCATGCGCGTTCCTGCATGCAGAGAGTAGGTGCATGGCTTTTAAAAGACTAGGGGTAGTAGGAGGCCTTTGAATTCTGCAGAGGGCTTCAGTGGAGCGTGCAGGGAGGAGAATCAGTGCATTGCCATCTCTTAAACCTATCTCTTCGAAGATGATGAAAAAAAATATTCTCAGGAGCCTGTTGACCCTGTGGGTAAAAAGAGAGTTCCGCTGGGTGGATCTTCTGTAGGGAAGTACCTCTCTTTTTATCCACAAGTCACCAGGCTTAATGTGGCACCCGCAAAGAAACCCAGCCTGTTTCTTTATACAGGGAAGATCCACTGCAAGGGTTGTTGCAGGAAGAAGTTCCGCCTACGGCGGTGAAGTTACGCCGTGACAGATACGTGACATGGCGGGGTCACGGCGATGAGTCCAGTAAAAACGCTGGCTACACTGTATATGTTACACCGTTACCCCTATTATTAAAAAAAGTATAAATATAGTAAAAGGGTATATGTAGCATTAAAAGTTTTGTTTGGCGTTTTCCGGTGTACATTGTCACACGGGCGTGTGAAGTAGTTGTTTGGAAAAGGAAAATTGGCGTGACAGGGGGGTGTGACACCGTGACACCCCGATGTCACATTTCTGTGAACCGGGGTGTGCTTGGCGCACCCATGAGGAGTGGTAGCCCTCATGTTGCACCCATGAGGAGTGGTAGCCCTCATGGGTGGCCATTCTAGGAAGGTATCAAGTTCTTTGAATGGTAAAGTGCGAAGTGCGCAGTTAGCTTATCAATATGCGCCGTCCTTGTCAAATCTTTCAGCAGGATGTGGCGCCTTCCAGTCTTTATCCTTCCGCCTCCACCCCCTGCCTCGTCTATTCTCAATGATCCGAGTCCCTGGTATATTGTATTTCTTGGTAAGCATCCTTTTATATTCAAAGCCAAGCTTGATCATTATGCTGGATATCCTTGCATACTTAAGGTTATTCATATCCCTTATTTCTATATCAAGGTGGTCTGTTATCTCCTTAACCAGTATATGAAACTTATCCTCAACAAGGTGCTCTATGTCATCCGCCCAAGCATCGTCTATTTCTGAGCCCCTCTGGCGCTCTATGGCGAGTTTTTCCTGGCGGGGTGGTAGGTAGATATTAGTCTTCTGATTAAAGCCGTCTGTGGTGCGTTCTAGCGACCTTTCTATGGCCTCGGCGAATAACTGGTCCTTGATTTCTCCTAAAGCATCCACTTCGATATTATCGACCCTGATAGGCAGGTATCTTCTGTTGCCAGTCTCATCGCGCAGGAAACTGTCGTTATTGGTTGTCCCGACCAGTATGCAGCGCCGGGGATAAGACTTATACATGCGGTCATAGGGCATCCTGATATTGTCATGCGTGCCGGTTATGAATGACTTGGACTCGCACGAGTCGCTGCGCAGGAATTGCTTAAGCTCGGCTATCTCTATGCACCACCGCCCTTGTATCTCGCGTAAAGATTCCTTGTCGAATTTCGTGCCTGTCATCTCAGCATAGAAGGGCTCGAATAACGTCCTCATAGCGCTTGTCTTGCGGCACCCTTGCGGCCCTATGAGTATGGTCATGTAATCGAACTGATTTCCTGGTCTAAGCGCTCTATTGACGGCACCGAACATCATCATCAATCCAACCATAGAAGAGTATTCCTCATCCTTGGCGCCGAAGTATTTAGCGAACATTGACTCTAGGCGCTTCTCCCCGTCCCACTCCAGAGGTTTAAGGTAGTCGGCAAGTGGGTCATACGGGTTTAGCATGGCCACTGCTTCGATTACCGCATGCACCTTTTTATCGTTTGGCTCAGATATTATATAGTGCGACAAAGGAGTTTCCGTAAGCCAGGAGCACGCCATAGTTATGTGTGCGTCTTCCCATGGGTAGGTGTTACTCTTGAAGGGCAAAGGTTCCAGGTTCTGGACTATACCAGTCATGACGTTGTACTTTATCTTCCCCTTTAAACGCTTGTCGTTAAGGAAGATCTTCATGAGGTTGTGGTAGTCTGATTTTAAGACTTCGCCCTTGGTGTAGTGTAAATTTTCAGTCCATGTGTCGTTGTTTTCTATGTTTGTTTGATTTTCAGTGGTATAATTCATTTTGATCCCTTTAGGGTTGAATGTTTATGCAATGTGGCCCCATGACAGTTGATGCGTTTATGTTCTTCTCTTGGGTAGGTTTATTGGTGTTGACCTCCTTTCACTCCCCTCCCCGGAAGTGGTGAGAAGCGCTAGATGATAGCCTAGCGCTTCTCTTTTTTCCTTTGCAAGTCGTACACCCTAGTTAAAGTGATGCGCGTTGCCTTGCCGCAGACCATCGCACGGGGTATTCCTTGTCCGTGGCCAAAATAGCTAGCTTTTCGGGAGGTGTATTTTGGTTCTCCGCCGTACGCTGTTTCGCCCCCCACCCTTATTCCGATTATATTTGACGCGCCATCGCACTGGGAATTCTTTATCTGAAGCCAAAATGTCTATGGTCTCAGGAAGCGTGCTTTTATTGTCCGCCACGGCCCATCGAACCATGTAATCTTGATCTTTGCCCAAGATTGATAGGATATCCTGGGGAGTATTTTGATTGCCCGCCACACGCCGTCGCACTTCGTGGTTTTGATCTGCGGCCATAACAGTTAGCGTCTCCCGGGGCGTATTTGGATTGCCCGCCACAACCCATCGCACAGATTCGTCTTGATCTGCGGCTAGAACAGTTAGCGCTTTCTGAGGCGTATTTGGGTCGTCCGCGACAATCCCTCGCACTTCGTGGCTTTGGTCTGCGGCCAAAACAGTTAGTGTCTCCTGGGGAGTATTTGGATTGCCCGCCACAGCACGTCGCACTTCTCGGCTTTTGTCTGCGGCCAGAACAGTTAGCGTCTCCTGGGGAGTATTTGGATTGCCCGCCACAGACCATCGCACTTCGTGGTCTTGATTTGCGGCCAGAACAGTTAGCGTCTCCTGGGGCGTACTTGGATTGCCCGCCACAGCCCATTGCACAGATTCGTCTTGATCTGCGGCTAGAACAGTTAGCGTCTCCTGGGGCGTACTTGGATTGCCAGCCAAGTTCCGTTGAACTTCGATTTTTTGGTCTGAATCATCGCATCCCGTATTCATTAGCTAGTTTCCTTTGGTTTGTTATTCAGGTTCTCCGACGCACCGCATCGCACGGATTCGTCTTCGTCCTCGACCAAGATGGCTAGGGCCTGCGAAGGCGTACTTGGATTGCGCGCCACGGTCCGTCGCACTTTGCGGTCTTGATCTGCGGCCAGAACAGTTAGCGCCTCCTGGGGCGTATTTGCATTTCCCGCCACAGCACATCGCACTTCGTGGTCTTGATCTGTAGCCAGAACAGTTAGCGCTTCCTGGGGCGTATTTTGATTGCCGGCCACAGCCCATCGCACCACAAAGATTTGATCTGCGGCTAGAACAGTTAGCGCCTCCTGGGGCGTATTTTGATTGCCCGCCACGGTCCGTCGCACTTTGTGGTCTTGATTTGCGGCCAGAACAGTTAGCGTCTCCTGGGGCGTACTTGGATTTTCCGCCACGGCACGTCGCACTTCGCGGCTTTGGTCTGCGGCCAAAACAGTTAGTGTCTCCTGGGGAGTATTTGGGTCGTCCGCGACAGCCCATCGCACTTCGTGGTATTGATCTGCGGCCATAACAGTTAGCGTCTCCTGGGGAGTATTTGGATTGCGCGCCACGGCACGTCGCACTTCGCGGCTTTGGTCTGCGGCCAAAACAGTTAGCGCTTCCTGGGGCGTACTTGGATTGCGCGCCACACGCCGTCGCACTTCGCGGTTTTGATCTGCGGCTAGAACAGTTAGCGTCTCCTGAAGCGTATTTGGATTGCCCGCCACAGCCCATCGCACTTCGTGGTCTTGATCTGTGGCCAGAACAGTTAGCGTCTCCCGGGGCGTATTTGGATTGCGCGCCACGGTCCGTCGCACTTCTCGGCTTTTGTCTGCGGCCAGAACAGTTAGCGTCTCCTGGGGCGTACTTGGATTGCCCGCCACAGCACATCGCACTTCGTGGTCTTGATTTGCGGCCATAACAGTTAGCGTCTCCTGAAGCGTACTTGGATTGCTCGCCACAGCCCATCGCACCACAAAGATTTGGTCTGTAGCCAGAACAGTTAGCGTCTCCTGGGGCGTATTTTGATTGCCCGCCACGGTCCGTCGCACTTTGCGGTCTTGATCTGCGGCCATAACAGTTAGCGTCTCCCGGGGCGTACTTGGGTCGTACGCGACAACCCATCGCACTTCGTGGTTTCGGTCTGAAGCCAAAACAAATAGGGTTTCCGGAGGCGTGCTTTTATTGCCCGCCACGGCACGTCGCACTTCGTGGCTTTTGTCTGCGGCCAAAACAGTTAGCGTCTCCTGGGGCGTACTTGGATTGCCCGCCATACGCCGTCGCACTTCGAGGTTTTGATCTGCGGCCATAACAGTTAGTGTCTCCTGGGGAGTATTTGGATTGCCCGCCACAGACCATCGCACTTCGTGGATTTGGTCTGCGGCCAGAACAGTTAGGGTATGCGGGTGCGTGTTAGGGTTTCCCACCAAACGCCGTCGCACTTCGTGGCTTTGGTCTGCGGCCAAAACAGTTAGCGTCTCCCGGGGCGTATTTGGATTGCCCGCCACACGCCGTCGCACTTCAAGGTCTTGATCTGCGGCCAGAACAGTTAGCGTCTCCCGGGGCGTATTTGGATTGCTCGCCACAGCCCATCGCACTTCGCGGTTTTGATCTGCGGCTAGAACAGTTAGCGTCTCCTGAAGCGTATTTGGATTGCCCGCCACAGACCATCGTACTTCGTGGTCTTGATCTGTGGCCATAACAGTTAGCGCTTTCTGGGGCGTATTTGGATTGCCCGCCACAACCCATCGTACAGATTCGTCTTGATCTGCGGCTAGAACAGTTAGCGCTTCCTGAGGCGTATTTGGGTCGTCCGCGACAATCCCTCGCACTTCGAGGCTTTGGTCTGCGGCCAAAACAGTTAGTGTCTCCTGGGGCGTACTTGGGTCGTACGCGACAACCCCTCGCACTTCGCATCCCGTATTCATTAGCTAGTTTCCTTTGGTTTGTTATTCGGGTTCTCCGACGCACCGCATCGCACGGATTCGTCTTCGTCCTCGACCAAGATGGCTAGGGCCTGCGAAGGCGTATTTTGATTGCGCGCCACAGCCCATCGCACCACAAAGATTTGATCTGCGGACAAAACAGTTAGCGTCTCCCGGGGCGTATTTGGATTGTCCGCCACACGCCGTCGCACTTCGTGGTTTTGATCTGCGGCCATAACAGTTAGCGCCTCCCGGGGCGTATTTAAATTGCTCGCCACAGCCCATCGCACTTCGTAGTCTTGATCTGCGGCCAAAATGGCTAGTGTCCCTGGAGGCGTATTCGGGTTGCCCGCCACAGACCATCGCACCACAAAGATTTGGTCTGCGGCTAGAACAGTTAGCGCCTCCTGGGGCGTATTTGGATTGTCCGCCACGGCACGTCGCACTTCGTGGATTTTGTCTGCGGCCATAACAGTTAGCGTCTCCCGGGGCGTATTTTGATTGCTCGCCACGGCACGTCGCACTTCGAGGTTTTGATCTGCGGCCATAACAGTTAGTGTCTCCTGGGGAGTATTTTGATTGCCCGCCACAGCCCATCGCACTTCGTGGTCTTGATTTGCGGCCAAAACAGTTAGCGCTTCCTGGGGCGTACTTGGATTGCCCGCCACAACCCATCGTACAGATTCGTCTTGATCTGCGGCTAGAACAGTTAGCGCCTCCTGGGGCGTATTTGGGTCGTCCGCGACAACCCTTCGCACTTCGTGGTCTTGATCTGTGGCCAAAACAGTTAGCGCTTCCTGGGGCGTACTTGGATTGCCCGCCACACACCATCGCACTTCGTGGTCTTGATCTGCGGCCATAACAGTTAGCGTCTCCTGAAGCGTACTTGGATTGCTCGCCACAGCCCATCGCACTTCGTGGTCTTGATCTGTGGCCAAAACAGTTAGCGCTTTCTGGGGCGTACTTGGATTGCCCGCCACACACCATCGCACTTCGTGGTCTTGATCTGCGGCCAAAACAGTTAGCGCTTCCTGGGGCGTATTTTGATTGCCCGCCACACGCCGTCGCACTTTGCGGTCTTGATCTGCGGCCATAACAGTTAGCGTCTCCCGGGGCGTACTTGGATTGCGCGCCACAGCCCATTGCACAGATTCGTCTTGATCTGCGGCTAGAACAGTTAGCGTCTCCTGGGGCGTGTTTGGGTCGTCCGCGACAACCCCTCGCACTTCGTGGTCTTGATCTGTGGCCAGAACAGTTAGCGCCTCCCGGGGCGTATTTAAATTGCTCGCCACAGACCATCGCACTTCGTGGTCTTGATCTGCGGCCAGAACAGTTAGCGTCTCCCGGGGCGTATTTGGATTGCGCGCCACGGCATTTCGCACTTCGCGGTTTTTGTTTGCGGCCAGAACAGTTAGCGCTTTCTGGGGCGTATTTGGATTGCCCGCCACAGCCAATTGCACCACAAAGGCTTGGTCTGCGGCTAGAACAGTTAGCGTTTCCTGGGGCGTATTTGGATTGCGCGCCACACGCCGTCGCACTTTGCGGTCTTGATCTGCGGCCAAAACAGTTAGCGTCTCCTGGGGCGTATCTGGATTTTCCGCTGCGCTTTGATTATTCATTAGTTCATTCTCCTTTTAGTCTGTATTAATACATCTTGCATTATTCTCGACTTATTCATACAATGTGCATTGTCATCTTGTTTGTTGTAACATGACGACTCCTTTTAGTGGCTTTCGCCTGCGGGACTCCTCACGGTCCTACAGCCCGCAGGCTTTTTTTTATGTTCCCTCCATATCCATGGTAAGCAATGTGTACTTAAGCTTTAGCAGCTTGTCAGCGCTCAATCCGTTACCGCCGTAATTGTTTTCAATGACGTTGTAGATGGTCCTGCGCGATACCCCGGATAGCTGCGATACCTTACTTAGCTCTCTTCGTCTCTGGCGATGAAGTACCCCTTCCCTTACCCTGTTGATAGCTATATCGGAGAATAGCCTAGCCGCCTCCACTTCTCTCTCATACATTGTAATGCCCTCTGCTAAAACTACTATTGTACAGCATTGGGCTTACTATTGAAATAGTGGGCAATTATGTTTCCACTATCTCAGATAAGGCGTAAAGGCCCAGGCCGGGTCCGCTGGCGGGGATATACATTTCCAGGGTTATAGGTTCATCAAAGAAGAAATACTCATAATCTATCCCCACTACCGAGGTGCCGACAGTGTTAACAACGCCAACGCCGAAGATAGCACCTGACGGGTTAAAGGTGAGGGTGTTGCTGTAAATGACCTTTGGGGTTGGATAGTTTATTGTAATCCTCGCACCTATTGTTATGCTTGGTTGTGCGGTGGCTTTGGTGCCGAATACGCCAAAAAATTTGACGTACCCAGGATTCTGACGGCTGAATACTGTTTCCCATTTTGCTTCGGAGGTTGCTACCGGAGAGCTGAAAGTCATTCCGTGACGCTTTCTCAAGAAATAATCGTACAACGCAGCGGTGTCTCTTACAGCTACTCCACTGGGATTGAGGGTGACTGGTCTCGGTCTGTTTTTAGACATTACGAAAATCTCATTTTCCAAGTTAATGCGAGACGTTGTGTCAGGGTCTGACTAAACGATGTACATGATGTTTCGATTCTTATGCTGTTGGAGAATATCAGCATTCTATCCAGGGTCATGGATGATATTTTCTGATCGCCAGAGTCCACCAATATGGAACCTACCGGAATGTACCCGATATCCTTTTGGGCCGGACAGTTTATATTTACCTCGTTTAGCGCAGCCGATCCGTCAATGGTTAAGCGTATAGAGAATTCTATCGCCTCGCTCGCGTGATTGTTTCGGCAGGCTATCATAAGGAACTGCAAGTGACCGGATCGCCCGGCAATATCCAAAACGGTTTGATCCGTTACAGCAAACTGCGGATCATCTATCACTGTTCCGCTCCATAGATTGCCAATCAACACACAGTGGTTAAATACCCCATATACACCGCTTCCGTAATCTACTTCGGAACCAAGGTCTATGCGGCTGGGTGGTCTTGGCCTGTTTGTGATAATTGCCATTTAAGTCTCCAGAACAGAGTAGGCGACCCTTACCTTGAATTGGCCGCCGTGCGAGCCGTTATTTATTTCTAGTTTCATCTTTTTACTGAATGGGAAATGGTCTAAGACAATGTCGCCGACAGAGTTATCAAGCCTAAAGGTGATATTACCGCACAAGGAATAATACCTAAGGTTCCCAGACACTAGATTAACGATCCAGGTTTTCGCAGGGTCATCGTCTACGGTATATCGAACGGTGACCGTTTTAGCTACACCAACCTGATTGTCTACAGTAATAATGAAAAGTTGCAGAACCCCGGGTTTATTTTCTATATCCACCACCGGTATGTAATTGCCTTGAGAGTCATCTATCTGCTTGTAGTGCAAGTTAAGGTTTGCCCCAGATGTAGATAACCCGTCCACAAAATGATCGTAGAGACTAGCCTTTGCGGTGGTGATGATAGGCTGACCAAAACCTTTTATCGGCGCCGGCCGGGACACGGGGAACTCTTTTATTATTTCGTTTTCCCAGTACACGAAACGTTGATACGTTTTATCTGGGTCATCTCGGTAAACCTCTATTTTTATACTGTTGGACCAGGGTATGTAGTCTTGCCAAACCCCCACTATATCGTTTGGCGCCGGACCTAAATCTGGCAAGATGGCGCCTATTATGTTCAATCCAACTTCATTTAGTAATGCTGTGTTTTGATCTAGTACATAGTCGAAAGATATAACGCCCTTTCCGTCAATGCTCATTTTTATTCGTATAGCCGTTCTTCTTGTCAGGGTTACCCTAACCCTAGACGCTAGCAAGCCAAATCCTATGAAGCCAGGGCTTCCACTCCTTTCAAAAGCGGTAACCCAGCCCTCTGTCGTGGTATCGAAACTGAAATATTTCCATGTCCCCGTGTAAAGGCCTGACACGTAGGTATAGGGTTTATACTCGTGCGGTATGACAATTACGTCCGTAGGCTTTTGTAATTCACTTGTTGGCACCCTGGGAGTTTCAAGAAAAAAAGATCCTTTTGGTTCTTTTATTGACACATCTTCGTAAGATGCCTGGCTGGATTCATCGCCCTCCTTGTCTATTCCCTTGACAAAATAACGTGCAGATCCGGCCGGAACATCAACGTCGTAATAAAAGATTTGACCATTCACTGGCCGGTTCGTCTCTAGTGGCACGTCTTCATCTAGTTGCGTGGCAGACTCCCAAGTGTCTGTTGAGCTGCCTCGGCGCACTCTATACCCGTAGTCTGTGTGGGCGAGAATGTTTGTCCAGCTAACACCCACCCGGTCCCAGTACTCAGTTATGGATATGCTGCCAACATTTGCAGGAGGCTGCACCGAGCCATTTAGGGATATGGAGCTAGAGGATCCATTGGCGCTCTGAGTACCTACCGTGCTTATGGAGAACACGGTGCAAAGGAACGGGCTGTCGAGATCAAGCGGTCCGGTGCGTATCTTGTGCTCTACACCTGCGCCAATGTGTTGCAGCGCGAGGTTCTCCCAAACCTTTGTCCCGCTATTGCTGGTGACCTGTATTCTGTAAGAAGAGCTATATGGGTGGTTAACGCCAACCCAACTTATCTCTATGCAAGAGCTTCTTGAGCCAGATTTCCCCTTCCATACCTCCTCCGAAGTGTTCACTGACGTGGGCGGGTCGATGACTGCTGGAGATGGTAGATTGGGGTTGCCCCTAGGGATTGGCGTGTGACTTGTGTCCGCGTATTCCCGTGCATCATATACCCGGCCAATAATTTTTGGTAAATACATTCCCTCGATTTCTACAAGATCGTTGCTTAATATCCTCACTACATAGGTGCCGCTCATGTTGGGAATGTTACTGATGGATGCCAAATCGCCACGCTCAATCATCATTTGGGAATCCTTTCCCACCCAAGAGAAATTAAAGGTAGAGTAAAGGCCGGACCTATATATCTGCACTGCTTCCCTATAAGCTTGCTTTGCGCTTTGAATCCAGGGCATGCTGAACTGGGAGACGAGACGCGGTTCTGTACCGTTCTTTACTGCAGTGGTTTCGTATACCTCCACGTCACTGGCCCATGGTATTACAGTGGTGTTTGTGTATAAGACACGGATCACGTTGGGCGCATTAACTTTTATTATAGGTGCCGCTCTAAACGACCCTTTGCGTATATCCCTCTCCATGTCCAGGGAGAAGCTAGTGCCGTCCGTCCATGCGCGACGAGGCTTTATTTTTTCTTTATCAACCCTAAGAAACGCCCCGGCGGCAGAGGTCATGGTCACGATCCAATCGCGCAATGGGCGCTGCGACTCCATGACCATGCCTGACCTTTTACGCTTCTCACCGTCCACGTTTTGGTCGCAGAAGTTAACCAAGGCACCGAAGTTAGCGTCGTCAGTGTCCCACTTTGGCCCAAACTTGCCAGACCGAAAGAACTCGTATAGGTGGACGCCAGGGTTATCATTGGACACCATGGATCCATCGGCCGGGTTCCGGCACTTCAGACCATCGATATTGGCAGTAAAGTTCAAACTATCCGGCATGACATCGTATTCAATACGAATCACGCTATACGCTATCCCAACGGACTCGCCGTCTAGTGTCATGACCAGCTTGTCATCAAACCCTGAAATTGCAGCAGCAAGCCATGGGTCAACAAGCTGCGTCGTGGTCCCTGTGTATGAGTTTATCTCGATGCCGGTTTCCACAACCTTATCATTGAGCCTGATCTCATTGATCGCGCCAATCTCTCCAAGGCACCAGCGAATGTGCACTAACCATTTATCGTCATGAGTGCCTATCCAGATTATTTCTCCACCGATACTGACATTACCAAAGCAGATCTTAAGTGGCCTGCTATCGGCCGACACTGTTACCTGGGTTTCAACTGCCTGCACAGTAGTATTGTTTAGCGTATCCCGGCCTGCGTACCCGTCGCTTGTGCGGGTGACCCTGGGACTGGTGGGGCGCCCGAACTTAACGGGTGGTGTATAGGGCTGCCCCTTTTTGAAGCTGCCTGGGTATTGATCGTAAATTGACCCGCCGGTTGGCGCTAATGGATCGTAAGGCCACAGATAATCGGGGATTCCGTCCGGGTTGTCCGGGCTTATCGGGTATTCGGGGATGTCAGCCATGTCTCTATCATCTCGCGGGTTAGCGGGTCTGTACTTGCCATATGTTTCTGGGTATTGGTCCCAGATATAACCGCCCGTTGGGGCCAGTGGATCATAGGGCCAAAGGTAATCCGGGATTCCTTCGGGCTTTTCCAGAGCATCATCGGGGTATCCAGGTAAATCAGAGTCCTTTTTTATAGGCGCAAGCTTATGCCCCTCTTCCGTCTTCCTAAACTCCATCCATGACCTGGCTGCTTCCTCCATTCTGCGTTTCTTTTCTTCAGTGGCCCTATAGATCTTCTCTTTTTCTTCGGTAGGTAGTGCGGCTATCTCTAGTTCCTTATCAACAGCCTTTTTCCTTCGCGCACGCTCTCTTTCCTTGGCCTCTTCCTGTGCAACCTTCTTCCTGTCCTCTTCCCTATTTCGAGCTTCGATAATCGCCCTTTGCTTTGGCCCTAACTTTGCCATCTCTTCTTCTTGTCGCTTTTTCTCGGCCGCCGCAGCATCAGCCTCCGCCTTTTTCCTTGCATCGACAAATGGTTTGGCAGCTTCCTCCATTCCGCGTTGCTTTTCTTCAGTGATCTTATTGATCCTGTCTCTTTCGGCGGGGGGTAGCGCGGCTATCTCCTTCTCCTTCGCAAGTGCCTTTTTCCTGCGCGCCTCCTCTCTTTCCTTGGCCTCTTCTTGTGCAGCCTTCTTCCTGGCCTCTTCCTTCGCTTGAGCTTCAAGAAGCGCCTTTTGATGTGACCTTAGCCTTGCGCTCTCTTCTTCTTTTCGTTTCTTCTCGGCCGCCTCAGCATCTGCCTTTTTCTTAGCCTCGGCAAATGACCTGGCAGCCGACTCCATGCGCTTGCGGGCCTGTTCCGCCCTGATGGCAGCAAGCCTTTGCTCCTCTGCGGATTTGGCCTTCAGGGCGGCCTCTGCCGCCAGCGCCTTTTTCCTGCGCGCCTCCTCTCTGGCACGCGCTTCCGCCTGGGCCTTCTGTTTGGCGGCCTTCTCCCGGGCCTTGGCCTGTTCCAGTGCCTTGGCCTGGGCTGCTTGTTGCCTGGCTATCTCTTGTAGTTTTTCCTTGCGTTTAGCCTCGGCCACGGAAGCCCGCCAGTGTGCGGCAGCTTCCTCTTGCACCCGGATTGATTCTGCAAGAGCCTCGGCATAAGCCTTGCGCTCCGCCTCCGCCTTGGCTGCAATCGCCTTTTCGGCCGCAATAGCTCTGGCCCGCCTCTCTTGTTCCCTGGCCTTTGCGGCAGCCTGAGCGGCCGCCTTCCTGGCCTCTTGCTCTGCCTTCTGCTTGGCTAGCGCCGACGCTTGCGATGCTGCTTTAGCGGCTCTTTCGCGCTCCGCAATCTCAGCCTGCCGAGCGGCCTCCTTTGCCTTTGCCGCGTAACGTGCCTTGTTAGCCCTCTCAGCCTCTTCCGCCTCCAGTCTCTGCTGCTGCCTGTAGGTGAGCTTCGGGGCTCTTGACTGAGACTGTGAGGGAGGCCTGTAGCGATATCTGGGGTGGGAACTTATGCTTGATCTGGAATAACGAGACGCGCCAGACGTCGGGTTAACATTTGTCTCGGGGTCATCCGAGTAATAGGGTATGTCAGCCACCGATAATGACCGTTCTGTTCCGGAGAGTTACCTTTGTGCCCGCCGGCAGGATGTTTTTGTGGTGATAGTAGGGATGAGGCACGAGCAGGTCCCTGCCAGACTTTCGTGTTAAGATCATATCAACGAATTTGCCCAGAAATGGGACGGTCTCGATCTCGCCCTTAATGAGCAATATCATCTCGTCCTGGGGTATTGTTTGGGCGGTGTTATAGCCTATCCATAAGCTAGCGGGCTTGTCTATGATACCCTCTGCCTGGATAAGCGCAGATACCGAGCCATCCGAATTGTTAAGCCTGATACTTGCCCTATCTATCGTGTAATCGTCCGTCGTCAACGATCCAAATTCCATATACTCGCTCTGCCAAGTCTTACTATCCCAGTTGACCACACCCCTTGATGACAGTCTAAGCGGGGTAGAGAATGACAGTTCAAGCAAAAAGAATGGGTGAGTTCCCTCTTTTGACATGTTGATAATTGTGTTTGGGTGAACGTCTTTTGTCACTGCTTTTGCCCCCTGAATCGAGTTTGGACGGTGTAATAATTACCTTGCTCGCGTTGCATTACGATTCCCCCGGGCAGGAATCGACAGTTGATGTAGGTAAGAGAATCCACTCTGTAGACAAAGACAAACGGCAGCGACTTGTTCGTCTCCCAGAAGGCTTCGATAGCGTAAGCCTCGGTCTGGGTAATGAATGGATGTATTAAGTTGAACTCATACCAGGGCGTGGTATAGCTATCCTGAGTGTAGGTCTTGCCATCCGGCGATATAGCGATTGCGAGACCGCCATCTATATGCCTAAAGCTGTTATGGGATATATCTGTATCCGGGTAGGTTGCCAACTGCTTATCTCCTACGCACCTACGGCGCTCTCTGTTTGGATGATAATGGGAGTCCTGGCCGCTGCCGACATGTTACGCGCCGCAACTGACATCTGGTTAGCCGCCGCCTGCATGGTGTTTGCAGCAACATCGAATCCTTCCGCCGATCGGTTTATAGCCTGCTCCAGTATCTGTGCTGTGCGCTCGCTGGCGGATATTACAGAGTCCCGCTGCGCTTCAAGCTGACCCTTGGCGGCCCCTGAAACCTCGCCAAGGAAGGCTATGAACTCCTGGCCTACCTGCTTCCTCTGCTCGTTATTAAGCAGACCGAAAGCCTGTAAGGTTATAGACCGCGCCTCCTCGGCCGTGCGCCGTATCTCATCGGGGTCCGACATCGTTGAAATGGCATCCGATAGCGCCAGGGCTTCGTTCCTGAGGAATGAGTACTGGTCCTCCGTGTTAAGCAAGGATAGCTCAATCTCGCGCATCGATGTCGTGAACGACTGGCTGATAGCGGCCGATGCCGAGTCGATAAGGGAAAGCATGGCAACTTCGGCTTGGCGCATGTTTTGCGCAGCAGCCGCAAACTCAGCCGCAGATTGCGCACCGCCATCATGAGCGCTCGCAAGCCTCAGAACCTCTTGACGCTGCCGGCGCAGGGACTGCGCCAGTGTCTCGGTGGAGCTTTTATATTCCTCGGTAAGCGTCCTGTTGGCTGCACTTAGCTGTACAACTGCGGTGGCTTGTTCAGTGGTGGTGCTCACCAACTGCTCGTTAAGCTGGTTCAGACTAGCTAGGGCATCGGCAGCTTGCAGCCACTTGGCCAGCGATTCACCGGTTATACCGGACCCGACAGCCGCCTCTAAGTCCTGGGCAAAAGAGCCGGCCGTAGTTTCAAGTTCTTTGAGCGCCTCCTGAACGCCTGGCGATATGGCCTCTATTTGCCTCTCAAGCAACTCGGAAGGGTCTAGGAAGTTCTCCAGGTAGCGATTGACAAGGCCCGTTAAGGCTTGCGGCCCACCAACGGCGCTCTGGGCCTCTACTCCAGCCAGGGCGCCCTCAATTGTGCCGGTATCCAACCCAATCAGGTCCAGAATGCCCCTTGATGAAGCTATCTTTGCCAGAACCTGGCCCAGGGTCTCGCCTTCTTCAGCGAACTGCTTCATGACCACGTTAAGGGTCTCGGTTGTGGTCAGGGCTTCAGCAAACAGGTTGTTTCCTTCGCTGATCTCCTGGTTAATCAGCGCGATGCCAGAGGCGAAGTCTACAACCCCCTCAACCTTGAAGTCCCTAGTGAACTCTAGAAAAGCCTCGTTCAGCCCTGGCTCGACTTCCCGGAATGTTCGCGCAAAGCGGGCCCGCACAAAGTCCCGAATCCTGCGGTCATCAACACTGCCTTCGCCAAGGTTGATTTCTTGGAGTAGTTGCTTGCGAATGTTTGACTGGGTTGCCTTGTCCAGCGTGCTCGCTATGATCTCGTCAACGCTTGCCACTACCTCAAACAGGGCAGTGATCTCATCGAGCATGCCTTGCGCATCGGCGTCACTTATCTGGCCAGCTCCACCAATGCGGTGAAAGTTGGCCGACAGCGGTCCCAGGGGGCCGCCAACGGTCGATGATAGGGCGCCCGGTAGCGGCCTGGTGCCCAGGGAGAGCCTGGAAGGCTTAACCCGGTTCTTATCGAATGCACCGCTAAGGAGAAGGCCGCCACCCGCGATCAGGGCGAGCACGCCAGCAATTGGTCCGAGAGTGCCCAGCAGGCTACCGCTTGCTGCCGCGCCAGCGCCAGCGCCAGCGCCAGCTCCAGCAGCACCGGCCCCTGCAGCAGCACCAGCCCCGGCACCGGCGGCTGTTCCGGCCGTTGCCGCGCCAGCGCCAAAGAATCCAGCTATAGATGCACCAATACCGCCAAGAAAACCGGATATTCCAGTGCCTGCGGTCGCCCCGCCAGCCCCTGAACCTATAGCGCCGCCGATACCAAGCTGTACCAGTATGGGCCGGGTTATGGCTGCGTGCGCCATCTCGGCAAGCATAGTGCGGAATGCACTTGTAAGCGAGGACTTGAAGGCGTCAAAGCCCTTTAGCGCGCTACCCCAAAGGTCAGCAAAGGATTGGTTGATCTTGTCCGCAGCCCTTTCCCATGCGCCTACTAACGGATCTACTGCCGTTGCGGATTCCTCTATTGTTCCGCCGAGGGACTCTAACGCGTCTTTGTATGCTTCCGACCCGATAACGCCATCTTGAAAAAGCTCATCAAGTATTGTCTGCTTATCAAAAAACAGGTCGTACTCTTCCTCAAGGTCTATAACGGATTGTCTGTATCGGTCTAAGCTGCTTTCAGCGACTTTGATCTTGGGCGATGATGCGCCAACCTCCTCGCCTAGCTTTTTAACGCTATCTTTTAGCTTATCAACCTTTGGGCCGGTATTATCTGCGGCACTGCCTATGCCGATAATAAGCGGTGGCTGGTCAGTACCATCCAGCTCTGCCCGTAACCTTTCAGCCTCGTCTGACAGGCTTTTAAGAAGCTTTTGTGCGCGCTCAAGTCCTGGGCCAGAGAATGCGCCCGTACTGATGCGGTAGGAAAGCTTTGCCCAGCCCTCGTCTAGCTTATCGATACGATCCAGAAGGTCTCCGCGACTACCCAGGCGAAAGAAGTCTTGAAACGCAACCGTAAGCTTGTTAACCGACGCGGTTGCAATGGAAATTCCGTAAGTTATTCCTTCCATTGCGCCCGTGATAACGGACACCAACCCGGAAGCGGAGATAGAGTTCTTAAGCTCCAACCAAGCGTTATCGAACCGAGCAAGCGCTGCGTTAGCGCCTTCAGCGGCCTCGCCGGTCTTTACGCCTAAGGTATTAACAATTTCCTCGCCAAGGCCAGGCAAGACATCCGCTGTCAATACCTTGCCTGAAGAGATCATTCTTATCATTTCATCCGTTGTCGTACCCATAGACCTGGCCAAGGCCTGCTGAGCACCTGGCAGCCTGCCAGCGATCTGCTGCACTTCTTCCATGGATAGGGTAACATTCGAGACCGCCTGAGACAGTGCCTCGAAAACCCCTTCAGTGTTTGCGGCGGATAGCCCGAGAACAGAAGCCGACTCCGTGAACTGGGTGAATACTTTGCGGGCCGTTTCGCCCTCTAGCTGAGTCTCGCGGGTAGCGGCGGCAAAGCCAATAAACCCATCGATGCTTGCCTGTAATGAAACGCCTAGCCTTTCGGATTCATCTTTGAGGAACCGCATAGAGTCAGCACCAAGAGCGGCGCTTCCTGTTGCAGCCTGTAGCGCGGAATCCCAGCGCTCAAACTGTGCGGTTGCTTCTGCAAATCCTCGCACAGCGCCAAACGCTTCCTTGACTAACCCAACAGCGATACCTACGAGAGAGAGGGCTCTTGCGGCTTTTCCTGCCGCCCCGGTTAGCCCTTCGGCAGCATCTGCGTTATCCTCTAGCGCATCGCTAGTTCTTTCGGCCTGGCGTTGTGTTCTGGAAGATGATTCGGTGAGTTCATCTACAGCGTCTGCGCTGCGATTGAACTCCCTGATTAAGGGGCGCCCGTCTGCGTCTAGACGAGCCGATAGGGTATATTGAGCCATGGCTTTACCTTATTAATCGCCGTTCGATAGACCATGGCGCCGGGGCCGGCCCGCAGATCGGCGCACTGCGGACCGATATAAAGAAACAGAGCGGAAGTCTCTATTGACCCCGGCGCTGCTTATTGTACATTATCTTGATAGCAGCATCTTCCATGACTGTGATGCAATAGAGTAAATCAGCACCCTGTTCCGCACCTTCAGAATACCCAAGCATTCCGGCTACCGCTGTTATCGCATTATAATCCAGCGCGATGAACTGACCGGACATTGGCGCAATAAGCCATTGGGACCGGCAAACAGAGAACAAGTGAGTGGCCTTTACATTCTCCGGCCAAACATCGATGCTCGGTAGGGGTTCAATTTTGTCTATTTGATCCTGCGGAACACCGAGTTCTTTCAGCTCGTCCCTGATTTTGTTGTTGCCTCCACTGACCAGGTATCCGGCAATGTCCTTTAGGTTTTTTTTCTGGCTGGTCCGCTCCTAGCTTCCATGTAGGCGTTCATGATTGCGCCAGGCATGCCCGCCATGCTGAGAAAATTATCCATGGTGGTGTCATTGCAGATAATGTCTTCGTTGTCTTCATCCTTGAGTTCACCGATATCCCAACCCAGAAAAACTTTCCTTATAAGCGCCTTATCTTCGGACACGAAGTCGCCGATATTTGCATCGCCGCCGTCCTCTGAAATAACGCTTTTCTTTGCCTTCTCAATGTCAAAGGTTAGTTTTAGAAATTCCTCGTTACTGATCATGAGGAATCTGGCATTGAAGACGTACTTGGTAAACCTGCCGTCACCTGGCTCGTAATACGTCACTGGCCAACTAAATTCAATAGGTCCGCTCTTTATCTTTAACATGTCACTTGGTAGTTATCTTTAGCTCATCGTTTCCGGCATCGGAAGGGATTATGGAGAGGTCCATTTCCAGGGTGCGGATGCCGTCGCTATCCCCGTACCGTGGACTGAGTAACTGAACGCGAGGAGCATCGAATTGGACTATATTACCCTCGGCAGTGCCATGGATCACTTGAAGCGCTCCAATAGTTTCTTGCCTAACCGTGGTGAAATAGTTCTTAGTGCTCAACGCTGGTGCCTCGATACCAACCCGTCCGGTAGTAGCGCGATCCACTATCTGAATGCTTTGACTGCCCACGACGTCACGATAAACCACCTGATTGCCAAGGGTTATGATCAGGGTCTCCATGTTCGCCGCATAAGAGTCCAGGCTAAAGGTTGGCGTGTTTACGCTGTTCACCGGTAGAGGAGTCTTGTAGTTGGAGAAGTCTACCGTTGGATCGGGGGCAGAGGCTGGGTCTACCAAAAGACCGAGGAAGTTGAACGAAAAGACCGGCACGCCACCGGTTGAAAGGTTGATGTCGAAAGTCCCCCTGGACATCAGCATTACATGCTTTTGCCCGTCGAAGAACATATGCATTGAAACGGATTTCCAGTTAGAGGACACCAAATCGTATTGCACGTCGCTGGCGCCAACTGTCGCTGCCATTCCGCACGCACCGAGAAGCGAGCCGTAAGCGGGTGGCGTTTCCTTGGTCCCGGATCCGGCTATCTCTACGTTAAAGGAGCAAGACGCATGAACGCCAACGTGTATCTGCGGGCTAGCCCCGAGGGTGGGCCGGTCCAGGTTCCTGTCTACAAGGTTCGATACTATCGGGGTTATGGTAAGATCGCTGGTTAGGACTGCGTCAGTAGAACCAATAGGTGACGAATCCTGACCTGGCGGGGTTTCAGTCTTGGCTAGTAATACGGCTTTGCGGGCCTGTAGTGTGCTCATTAGGTTACCTGCTAATGTGAAGTTAACATTATAAGCGTGAATTTAGACCCTATCTCTAGGTCATAATCTTCTATCTGTATGTTCGCAGAAAAGCATTTAACAAGCTTTGAATTTACCAGTTCGCTCAGTATAAGCCCTGCCGCAGATTCGTATAATTTGCATATCACCCCGTTTATGCACCAGTATCGCAACAAGCAATCCTCCGACCATATCGATTCATTTACCACGCTAACCGAGTAATCGCGTTCTCGGTAAAGCTGGGGCTTGGTGTCTACCTGCTCCTTGGTTAGAGCGTTGTCAATTATGAGCGATACCTCTTTGGTTATGCTGCCCGCATCCGGGATTGTCATGGGAGGTAATACCTCGTCTTGAGGAATATCTTACAAGAATGGCAAAGCACCTCAGACATCTCTACAGGTTCGCTTTCATCTAACTGGCCGCCATGCAGGTTATCCACAACGGTGCTAGCAACCGCGCCGCCCAGAGTCTCATCGGTGGCAAATGCCTGGCATATCTTATCAATGATATCGTCAAACTTTAGCTCAGACTGCAACTCATCGTTAATTGCAACGTACCCGCTAATGCGCCAGTTTGTGGTGACGTTTATCCGGCCAATCGCGTTGGAGGTTCTGGCTTCCGAGACGCGTCGGATGTTCCACCCGTTAATGGTCGCGTCTGGGCCTTGGTAGAACTTGACGAAGTCAGCCATTCGCTTTGCGTATCGCTCGTATTCATGCACTTGCCCGATACCGGTAGCGCCCTTGAGCAGGTTAGCGATGGCGGTTCTTATCTGTCTGTGGTTACTCATTCACCCTATTTAGTATATTCTCAAGCGCTATATTGAATCGCCGGTTTATCAGGGGCGTAGATGACCTTATTGCGTCGCGGAACATAAACTTTCCTTTGGTTCCCCTTTTCGATATCTTGCGAGCCACCAAGAAAGCCACCCCTGGCACATCCTTTTCAGGCACGTCCAAAACTTTCCTTACCCAGTCATAAAGAGCAGCGGGAGGTGGGAAATGCGGTCTTGTACCAATCTCTACGTGCTTGGCATAGGGGACGCTAGTGCCAACAAAGCCAAACAATTGGTTTAATGGCTGACGCACTCCTATGGAGTTGCGAAGACCGCCACCACCACCTGAAGCGCCGACAGGGGTATTCTCTTTTGTCTCTCTTTCCAGAAACAAGAGAGCCTCAGTCAGCGCCGCCTTCAACTCCTGTTCCGTTATGGACCTGCTTCCGGCAAGGTAATTCCTGAACTGGTCGGCGCCATCGATTACTACTCTCATCGCGGGAACATAGGTGCACGGTTAGTTAGGTCTGACAGTTTCCAGTCCACAAAGACAGAGCCTGGGTTAGATACCTTTGATTCCACGCCGAGCGCATCAAAGTACCTATTGCGCAGATTCATTGCCCTCTTCTCGAATTCATCCCCGCGAGATCCATGGTCAACGGTATCGGCCGCGATAGTGCTGTCCGAGCTGCCAGAGTAGAACGCCGCCAACTGGGAGCACAGTATGGAGGCGGCAAAGGCGGCCATGGGTTCAATGTACTGAACCGGGATACTGTTATGCCCATCGGTTAGCTGATGGATAACGGTATAGTTGACCCTTAGCGTGCCAGATACCTTGTTGTACACCATTATCTGGTACTCGGTAGTAGATCTGTAGAGCCCATAGCTGCCTTGCGGCAGGTATGTCGGGGGAACCGAACCGATAGGATGCTCGATGCCTATCAGCTCGGAGAAGTCGAATACCCAATAGGCTGGGATATTCGCCACCCCATTGGTGAATTCGATATCTTGAACCATTAAATTGGGACTGTCCGTGGACAGTTTCGCAACGCTGTCGTCAATGGCTCTATTTACGTCTTCAGGTGTAATCCTATCCTCGTCATCACGAGCGTAGGCCATCACCATCCGACGAACTTCATCTCTATACATTAGGGTACTATGTTACCTTGCAATCCACGGTACTCAACCGGAACCCCGCCATACACATGACGCATCTTATAAGTGATCTGGTCGTTAGAGAAAACGCTACCCTGGGATGGGTTGTCTTGCGTGAACACTTCAGGCTCCTGCTGACCGCCGAGAAAGCCGATCTCTATGGTAGGCACATCCATGGGGTTGGTTGAAAGATACCAGTTGTTCGCATCAGTCCAGTACCATACCGGGATAATGGTAGGCTGAACCGTTTGCAGAAAGTCGGGATCGTTGTTCGTGTCGCGCTTGAACATATCGTAAGCGGTCTGTTCAAGATCCATGGGAATGACCAGATAAGATGGACCGGAACCTATGCGTTGACCGCTATCCTTCTCGGTCTGCTTCAGGACCATCAAGCGCCCGGCCGCATAAGTTGCATCGCTCAAAGCGGTAGTGCCTAAGTTGTTATGATCGGCGTGAAATAGCGTCTTAGCGTCATAGATAACCGGGTTAGTGGATAAGAAGTCGAAAACGAATGTCCCAATAGTTCGTTGAGCTGCCCGCGCCATGTCGGTGGGGATTCTGCGAACGACGCCAACGTCATCGTTACGAACTGCCTCCAGGTTCACAACCTCGGTGCCGCCGCGCTTGGCAACTGCGTATTCCGCTTCCTCATCCCCCGGGGTGGTTAGAGCAGTATATGAAGCACCAGCCGCCACGGTCGGAAGATTAGAGTAGCCACCGATTCGCACACGCTTGTTGGATCGGAAGTCACTCACTGGAACAATGTTTACCAAGGGGCGCCAGTTCATGTAAGCCGAAGGAAGTCTGTAAGCCGCTATCAGGCGCCTGGTTATAGAATCGCCCAGAGCCTTAGAGAAATGAGCGGTCGTGACCGCCTCGGTTAGCTTCGTGCAATCTTTCTGTCGGCCGGTTACCTGCTTGTCACCGGTCATCTGGATGTAGCATTCCTTAAAGGACTGGACGCTACCATCATCTACGTCGAAGAAAGCATCCAGCAGCTTGCCGTGCTTATCTTCCTCCGCCTCGATCAGGGATATATCATCACCAAGACCCTTTACCTTGCCGTCAGGTATAAACTTGGCCACGTAAGCACGCTCGGACTCGATGAGCTTGTCAACGCCTTCCTTGTCTGGGTAAGCCTTGCCAACCTGGTCCTTTATCTTTTCTTTGGCGATATCCGGAAGATTGGACCCAGCCAGCGCCTCCGCGAAATAAGACTTATTTTCAAAGTTTTTAAGAAATTCGGATATCTTTTTGTCGTTGGATTCATCCGCTTTTGGCGGAACGGCTTTTAGGGCCTCTACCATGGTCTTCTGCATTTCATCGATCTTGGAGAAAAGCGCTTCATTTTCCATCTGGGGTTCCTCGTTATCTTGGTCGGATTCGACCAATTCTACAATTTTGCCACCTGCCGATGGCTCTACGACTAGATCTACTGATTTGATTCTGCTAATGTTCTCCACCAATCGGCCTTGGGACGTTCTATTAGCGGAACCCGTGGCGATAATAGAGAAACCAAAAAGGTCTTTGAAGCCCCTCTGATGGGATTCCAGTATCTTTTCGGCAGGCTCCCCTGCGGATTTGAGTAGGTTAAAGTTTGCCAATATTTCGCCGTCACCGCTTTTATCGACATACCGGGGGGAAGATAGCTGGCCTATAAGCTCGCCAAAGTCCGCGCCTGGCATTTTTGAATGTTTGGCATCAGGCCTTACGTAAACTTTGACACCCTCAAAAAGAGGCGCGGCCTTACTCAGCACTGCGGGACGGTAAATGTTCCCGTTTTTAGATCGACCTGACTTGATTACCCTAATTAGCCATTGCAGACCCTTCGTACTTTCGTCGGGCCCGTCAATAGCTTCAATAATCTGCGCATCTGTTTCTGTAAGGCCAACATCTTTCATTTATCATTCCTCGTGTTCCGGTAGGTGACCGCGAAGTTTTCGCCCATCGACAGTAACTACAATAACTTCTTTATCATATGCCTTGTAAGCGAAAACTTCGCGAACTGCAACCCCTACGGCCTTGGCTGCAAGTGATTTAGTGAGTTTTATCATGCTTTTGGCCTTTTTCTGCATTAGATGATCTCCCTTATGGATTGTCCGGCCGCCAGCTTTCGCCTGCCTTCGGCCGATGGGCTATCACCTTCTAGCTCGCGCTGGGTAAATGGTTTGTGCCCTTTGTTGCGAACTTCCCAGGCTTCGTTATAAGGTAGAGAATCGCACCCGCAGTTGATTCTTTCACCGATAGGTGCTCTTGGATCTCTTGGAAACCTGATAGAAATTGTGCGCTTAGTCTTCATTTCGACTATATTATAGTCGTCTTCTACATTTCTTACTTGCCCGTCAACGGCATCATGGTTTGTTCTTGAATGAACCTTGCCGGATCGGCGCCATTGCTTTTGCAGGGCAGGAACAAACTCTTTAGCCTGCTCCATCCTGCCCTGCGTTGCAGACGAGTAGGCTGTGCCCATTTCGGTGCGCACTATGCCCAGAATCCTGGAGCGAGCACCCGTTAGGATATTACTGATTTCGTCGGTCGCCTGGGATATGGTTTGGGTGCCAAGCATGGCCAGCCCGAGCTGCTGATTAATGCGGTTGACGGTATCGGAGTTAGCGCCCCGTATCCGGTTGGTGGAGAAGTTCACCATGGCATCAAGCTGACGCAGGTCAAGCGATGGGGCCAGCCCGGCCAATGATATGCCTTCCGCCCTCAAAGGATCGTCCACCATTGAAACCCCCAAATCGAAAGAATTGGCCATAGCTGGGGTTATGATTCCGTTGGACTGATCCGTTATCTGGGCCATTACATCCTCAATGGCCTGCTGCAATGCGGTTAGCTGAGTCATAAGCTCAAAATCGCTCTCGCCAAGTTGCGCTATCCTGGCCAGGATTTCAGCATGTCCTAGCTGGAGTATCCGCATTATCTCGGCGCGGGTATCGGCGAACAGGCTAATCTTGGCTTTTTGAATAATGCCCCTTTCACGCCTGAAACCGTCACCTTCAGCCATCTTCTTCAACCGGCGTCGCGGTTACGTCCTTATCCTCTTCTGGTTGGGTCTTCACCTCTTCCATGACCGCAATTAACTCCTTCTCTGCGTCAAACTCAACTCCAAGACGACCCGCTATTGACTGAATGAGCTGCACCGCCGTCCTCATGGTAAGCAATCCGTTCTGCACAGAAAACGCCACCGCTGCCACTACTTGCTGTAGCGATGCGGCGTAACGCGCAATATCCTTTGACCCCAGTTCTGGAAACAGGGTATTAACCATGAATGCAGGGTCATCAATGGGTATGCTTCCCGCGCCCGCAGCCAAGTGATGCTGCTCCAGAACGTAATACCCCACAAAATCCAGCATGTGCTTGATCTGCTTTTGTATAGAGGCCAGCACCTTCAGGGTAGGGTCAGCCATGGACTCGCCAGTTGCCCGGTTAACATCCCCGCCGCCGCCGAACCAGTGTTCCGGTATAGTGCCGCCGCCCAGTGCATGGTTCCTAAAAAGCCTGGCCGCCTCGGAGGTATCTACTGACTTTATGTCAGGGGTTACCGCAGACCATACCTCTGAGTCATTGTGAACATTAAGACTGCCGGGCTTTGGTGGCGACATAGAGGCCGATCTTTTTAACACGTCGGTATCTCTTGCGCCCTTCAAGTGAACGTCCCATATAAAGCTCGATAGGTAGCTGAATCGCTCCATCTCGCCATATAGATAGTTCTCGTAAGCATCGACCCAGTCTATCTGCGCGAGTATCAGGGAGCGCCCCCTAGTTCCTGACACCAAACCGTTAATCCTGTAGAAGAAGGCTTCCCCAGCAGTAAAGTTCTCGCGCATTGACTTGGCATCCTCGGATAAAGCGTCATCGAACTTTACTATTACCTTGTATAACTTGAAGTTCCCTTCCAGGTCTGCCTTTGTTTTGATACCTATCGGCTGCTCCACGTTTTGAGGGTCAGTTATCACCCTATCTATAACCGATGGAGGCAAATAACCAATGCGAACCGCGCCAGATATCGGGTTAACGAAAACTGGCCAACACTGCTCGCCAAACATCAGCAGCTCCCGGATCTTACCGATCAATGTCAAATCCAGATCATTGAACGTCCAAAAGCTATCGATTATCTTTTGGTTGTCCTCGTCGTCTACCGTCATGCGCAGCCCTTCGCCCAGGATGTAGGAGAGCGGCAGCTCTATCATGCGATTGGCGAGCATGTTGGACTCCCAAAGCTTTCTCACTAGCTTGATCATCCTTTCTTGGGAGACCGAGGACAGGTCGCTGTCTTCCTTGTTACCGGTCAACCTTCTGTAAAGGTGATCGTCGTCGTCGATCTGTGCGCTTGCCGACTCAACAAGACCAAGGTTCAGAAACTTCTTGAGAAAATTAATCATCGCCACATACCTGCTCTATTTGATGGCCTGTTCGCTGCCCGGGGTTCGATAACTACGCCCATAGCCGGGGCGCAATCCAATCGCGCGGCTGCCCAGGCAAGTAACCCGGCAACTGCCGAGTCGCCATGTCGCTTCTTACCATCGCTGCCCTTAGATGTACGGGAATCAACGGCATACCCGCCACGGGTACGTATAAAGCTGCGGTGATCCATAAAAACGCTTTCGTCTTTAGGGATTATTATTTCCTTACCTTCAAGCGCTGCTTTGTAGGCCGGCACCTCCATTCCGTAGAATCCGGTTGTAGCCGACACGGCATTGACTCGGTTGGGGCCAAACTCTTGCTGACCTTCTTCAGATAGCTGCTGACCGTTACCTCTACCCTCCAGGTTTGCGGTCATTAGTAGCGGCACTTCATTGAGTATTTGGAACAGGATAAGCTTTTGACAGTCAAAGGGTATGCATCTTAGTTCCACGATGAAGGCCGTTCTCCACCGGGTATCCGATACGTTCTGAAGAACCCAAATAACCGATAGGTCTATGTCCCTACCGAAGTCCATGCCCAGAACGGTCCTGGAGTTAAGGGACATTGACTCAAGCACTGGATTAAGATGGTCGGATATCCACCCCCTTATATCTGCCAAGCGATCATCATCCATGTAAAATTCTTCATGCCTTTCAAGCCTCAATACCGGAATCTCAGCGTTTGCGCATCGCTCAAGCATGGCCCTGGGTATGACCATGTAGCCCGAAGACCTGGCTATGCAATCCAACTCCTCGGATGCGGAATCACCGTATGAAAGGTACATTTCATCAATCCATTGCCGTTCAGATTCCTCGGACCACTCCTGCCCTGTGACTTCGCAAATCTTTTTGAACAGTCCCTCCCTGACAGCCTGCATGAATTTTGTCGATTGAAGGGTATAGGGCCACTTTCCATCTTTGATCTCGGAGATCAATTTGTAAAATTCATTATCCTGCCCGTTATGGGTAGACAAGACCCTTATGCGCCCGCCCCACATCAGAAGGGCCATGGCCGCCTTGATCATCCCGGGCAGGTCTTCAATGTAGGCTGCCTCGTCAAGCACAACCTTGCCCTGCCTCGATCTAAGGCTTTTGGGCTTGCTTGGCAGTGCCTTTATCGCCTTCCCGCTGGCGAACCTTATAACATAGGTTAATATTTCTTCCTTTCCGTCCTTCCATATATCTTCCCCCATATACCTGGCTGGTCTGTTAAAAGCCTTGGCCCAGGTTCCGCAGTCATGGATGTACTCGGTAGCCATATCCTTGTTGTACCCGATGTATAACACATTCATGGGGCCTTTCATTGCTGATGCGGTGAGCACAGAGTCGGCTGCATCGCAGAAGGAAGCGCCAATCCTTCGGCTTTTCTCCCAAAAGACTACGTTATCTCTGCGACTTATCCACTCAGACTGATAGGGAAGTAATAGGCTGCCCATTAATAAGTTGGTAATATTTTGTCAACATGGTACTCATATATGTCGGTAACCGCATCCTGGGCGCCGTATTCGGCTTGCACGAGTACGCGTCTCAACTCCGTATCGTTGCCCGGATCAATGATGTAGTTCTCATCTGGCTTGATCTTGATCTCTATCGTCGAGGCGGGTGGTATGCTGGTCACGTCCACCACGGTTGACCCGGTAGTCAAGCACCTTATCGAATAATACGCGACGGTAGGGGACTGCGCATTACCGTCTTTATCGTAAAAGGTCAGGTTGAGGTAGCCGGTAGTTCCTTCGTTTATGCGGTCCATGGGCCTAACTCTGCGTTAGTGAAACTTCAAAATCAAGCGTCCAGACTGCCTGAACGCCTTTCACCCCATTGTCCTGCACCTTCCTGTTAAGGTTTATGCCTGCGTTAGAACCCGAAGTGCTAACGGTTAACTCTTTCCATGCAAAGGCGGCTTCCCCCGCGAGGAATTCAGATCGCCACTTTAGTTTGTTATTATCAAGTAATGGGTAACCGGCCATCATGCCCTTATAGGCTTTGTTAGTTGGCGCCTGGAGTCCGCCATGTCCTGACGACTCAGGCACATCGCTATCGCCAACGCCAAGGTGTGCGGCAGCGTTGGACCAAGCCTGAGGAGATCCTATGCCACCTATAAGACTCAGTATGTTATCGCGCCCTTCGTTCAGTATTATATTGTGCCTGATTCGGGATTGGTGGTATGGGTTAGCCCTTCTGTACTCGTGATCGTTCTTGTATCTGGTTATCACCCACAAGCGTTCGATAGTTAAAACTTCTCTTTTCATCACCTAACCCTACTTTGGTTTGAATAATTTGAACTGAATATTTCGGCCTTTCATTTCGACATCCTTTACGGACCGCGCGGACATCTTCATCTGCAACTCGCTTATCCTTATTTGCATGTCCCTGTAGAACTCATCCACAACCCTGAATTCCTCTTGGAAGGAAATATAAGCGGAAGAGGACACTGACTCATTAACGGAGAACTCCTCCCTTGCTAGAAGGTTGTTTATAGAACCCTCTTGCATACCGAAACTATCCGATGCGCTTATCGAATAATTAGCTTCAGCAATACCTATGTCGGATGAAAAACGTCCCCTCGGCGTTCCGTTGTAATCGGTGTCCGGAATGACAAATGAAAAGGTGCCAAATCCATTACCCAACAAATCGTTGTCTGGGTGATCAATCGGCTGGAGGACTCCACCGGTCAAGTCTCTTAGCATAACTACAAAACCTTGGCCAGGGTCGTTAGTGGTGTCCTGGAATGCGCAGTCATGCATGGAACCCGAGCCTGGCCCAGTGTCATCGCTGGTAGCGCAGTTATTGCCGTTCACTCTTCCGCTACTACCCTGCGATATGCACTTGTGACTAGATGAGGCGCAGTGAATAGCTGCGTTGTTCGCGCTCATGCTGCCGGTGCCCTGCTGGAACGATCCAGTGGCGTACCCAAAGGCTGGCTTGCCGCTTTGGGCGTTATGACACATGTTGTAGGCCGTGACGCAGGTTGTTCTGGAGGTTAAGCCAAGCTCGTTGTTTATAATGAGTCCCGCGCCGGCAATGTTGAAGAACTCGCAATTCTCTGCGTATAGGTGTCCGGTTATTTCATCCGTGTTGTCGAAGAATATGGCATCTGAGTCATGAGTCAAAAGATCCCTAAACGTGCAGTTTACGACACGCGTATTTATAGCTTTTGATGCATCGATGAACTTTTGCCCCGCCTGGTTCATGCTCGCCCCATCAAAATAGAGGTCCTTCAGGTAGACGACTCCTGAATCCCTCTCTATCTCAATGACATTTCCGGGAACCCCGGCAAGAGGCCTTATAATTGCCTCGTGCGTATCAGGGGAACGCATCAGTATCAAGTCGCCTGGGCCGGTCCAGCCACTTATAAGGGCGTGAGAAGTTTCGGGTGATTGAGATGAAGCCGTTATCTGGAGTATGTGCCTATCGCCCGAGGCGATGTTGCCTTTCTCTGCATCGTTCCATGCCTGGATGGAGGTGTAGTCAGCCCCTCCTGCGGGGTTCATGGTTTTTATGGTATCTGCCAAAATCTAACCCTCATCAGAAAACAAGTCCAATTGTCCAATTTGCTCGCTCTTGAATTGGCCAGTTTGCTCGCTCTTGACTTCGTGGATGCCCAGCATGTCCCGCTTAATGGCTCTCTCGATAAACTCCACGGTGTCTCCGCTTAAGCCAGACAATTTACTTTCCTGCTGGAGATCATCCGTAGCCTCGCCTGATACGTTAGCTAGCGATGGGATAATCTTGTCCAGTAGAGTGTTAATAGTCCGCGGGTCATTCTTCCTTACTAGCTCCATGGCGTGTTCTATGATGTCGTCTATGTGCTCGTATATCTTTGAGCGAGCCAGTAGCTTTGCTTCGTTGATGTTCATTACTGCATAGACCGCATAGCCTGGGAATGCATCCGGCTTGGTTCCATGATGGGCTTCAATATATCCTTTGGGATCGGCTTACGTAAGCGGCTCACTTCCACTTCCCGCAAGGTCTTAACCATCATCTCAAGCTTTGCAACCGCCAGGACACACTGTCTTAAGTCTCCGTCTAGTCTGCTCAATGTCGCCTTTAGGTTATCGGTTCTAAGTTTGATTAGCGATACCTCTTCACTCATCTGGTTCATTTTAGACGAATATGCTTCGATATGGTGAGAGAAAGACTCAACTTTTTCCTCGGCAGTCTGCAGCTTCTGGCTCATCCCTGAGAACTGCCCATAGAACATAAACAACGCGCCTATCACAGTAACAAAAACGGGAAGGATCAGCAGTAGGCCTTGCTTTA